GACGGGGGCCGGCGGGGGCCAGGTGACCTACTCGGGAATTGGGGGCAAGGCGCTCGGCCTCCTGGACCACATCACCCCTGCCAACTCACAGACCTACATCCTGGCTGCGGCCATCACCAACGCCCAGATTGGCGGGGATATCTTCTCCGACAACTACGTGTCCGGCGTGTCTGGGTGGCGCATCTACCGCAACGGGTATGCCGAGCTGGGGAACGTGAGGGTCCGGGGGGATGTCCAGGCGACTAGCCTTAACGGGCAACTTGTGGGGACCGCCAACATTCAGGACGGCGCCATATCCAACGTGATCCCCGCACAACTCGGATCGTCAACCCTGGTGGGTCAGGGGGCTGCAGCGCTGTCCTGCTACATCACAACAACGGGGGGGAAGCTGCTGGTTGATGTTGATTGGGATACCTCGATCGGTGCCCCGCAGAACACATCAACGTCTGCCACATTCGATATTCGGCTTGACGGCTCCACTGTGCGAACCCACACAGTAACAGTCACAAACCCCTACTCAACCGGCTCCGTGCGGCAGTTCATCGCCACCGCATCCCGCAAGTATGTGGCGCTGTCCCTGCCGCCCGGCAGTCACTACGTCGAACTGGTCCTCACCAGCGCGGCGGCTGTCACCGTACAGGCCGGCTCCACCATCGTCTTAATGGAACTCAAGAAGTAGCAAACATGATCGACCCCCAGAACCACCCCGAGGGATTCCTTGGATTTCTCGCAGCCATTGGCGCCCTCATCGGCCTAGGTAAGCTGCTGGGCTCCGACGAGCCCCTGACTCCCCGCCTCATCGCGGGCCGCATGCTGGCTTCGGCCGGTGTCGGCTCGGCGGCCGGCGCGACCACCCTCCTGTTCCCCTCGGCGGACCCCATCGTCCTCCTCGGCGTTGCAGCGGCATTGGCCTCGGCCGGCGCCAGCTTCCTGGAAATGGTCCTCAAGAAGAAGCTGGGGGCCTCCAGTGAGTGATGCCGCAGTCAACCAGGCCCGCAAGGATGTTGCCGAGGCCCTGATGGACGCCACGCTGAACGCCCTCCTGGCCCGCGTCAGGTCCGGCGAGGCCACTGCGGCAGAACTCACGGCAGCCCTGAAGGCCTGCCAGCAGAACGGCGTGCAGGGCTCCCCGGCGGCGGGGGGTCCCCTTGCGCAGCTCGGGGAGGCCCTTACAGACTCTCTGCCCTTCGCGGGAGGCCATCCATCCCACTAGGGCTACTCACCCCTTAGTGGGCCAATAGAGGGGCCCTGTAGGCCCTTCTAGACCCCTTCACGAGCCTCTACGCATCGACACACAGCTGACCCCGGCCGCCCAGGCCGCCGCGATTGTTGCCAGCCCCGTGTTGGCCGACTTCCGCAACTTCATGTATGTGGTCTGGAAACACCTGGGTCTGCCCGACCCGACACCAGTCCAGTACGACATCGCGCTGTACCTGCAGCACGGCCCCAAGCGGGCCATCGTCCAGGCCTTCCGGGGCGTGGGCAAGAGCTGGATCACCTCCGCCTTCGTGGTCTGGTGCCTCCTGCGAGACCCCAACACCAAGATCATGGTGGTGTCCGCCAGCAAGGACCGAGCGGATGCCTTCAGCACCTTCGTCAAGCGGCTGATCGCCGAGCTGCCCATGGCGGCCCACCTGAAGGCCCGTGCAGGCCAGCGGGACTCATCGCTGTCCTTCGACGTGGGCCCGGCCAGGCCCGACCATAGCCCCTCGGTTAAGTCCGTGGGGATCACTGGGCAGATCACCGGCTCCCGGGCCGACATCATCATCCCCGATGACGTTGAGGTCCCCGGCAACTCCCTGACCCAGCTCATGCGGGACCGCCTCGCAACCCTGGTGCAGGAGTTCGACGCGATCATCAAGCCGCTGCCCTCCAGCCGGATCATCTACCTGGGAACCCCCCAGACAGAAATGACCCTGTACCGGGCCCTTGAACAGCGGGGCTACATCGCCCGCGTGTGGCCCGCCAGGTTCCCCATCAAGTCCTCACTGTCCCGCTTCGGGGACCGCCTGGCCCCCCTGATTACCGACATGATGGAAAGCGACCCCTCGCTGTCCACCCAGTGCGGCGGCAGGGGCGCACCCACGGACCCCCGGCGGTTTGGCGACCTGGACCTGATGGAGCGCGAGGCATCCTATGGGCGCTCCGGGTTCGCCATGCAGTTCATGCTGGACCCGTCATTCAGCGACAGCGACAAGTTCCCGCTCAAGCTGGCAGACCTGATGGTGCTGGACCTGGACCGCAAGCTGGGGCCCATCAAGACCGTGTGGGGCTCCAGCCCTGACCTGGCAATCAACAACCTTCCGGTTGTGGGCCTGGCCGGGGACCGCCTCTACAGGCCCATGTGGCTGACGAAGGAGAACTTCGTTCCCTACACGGGGGTCATGATGGCTATTGACCCCGCCGGCCGGGGCTCCGATGAGCTGGGCTACGCCATCGTGGCGATGCTCAATGGCTACCTGTTCCTGCTGCGCTGCAGGGGCCTCAAGGGTGGCTACTCGGATGAGAACCTGCAGCTCCTGGCGAACGAGGCCAAGGCCTATGGGGTCAATGAGGTGCGGGTGGAGTCCAACTTCGGTGACGGCATGTTCGGTAAGCTGCTGGCCCCATTCCTGACCCGCACGCACCCCTGCGCCCTAACCGAGGACCGCAGCTCCATCCAGAAGGAGAAGCGGATCATCGACACCCTAGAGCCTGTCATGAACCAGCACAGGCTCATTGTGGACTCCGCCGTCATCCGCGATGACCACGAGAATTACAACGGGTATTCCGACGAGCTGGCCCCCCGCTACCAACTGTTCTACCAGCTGACCAGGCTGACCAAGGACAAGGGCTCACTCGCCAAGGATGACCGGCTGGACGCCCTGGCGATGGCCGTGGCGTACTGGTGTGAGGTCATGGACAAGGATGTCGCCCGCACCGAGGCCGACCACCGCGAGCTGCTGCATAACCTGGCAATACAGAAGTTCCTGGAGGCCGCCGGCATGGGCTTCAACAACAGCTCGGTGATCGCCTCCGAGTTCGGTCTGGACCTGTGAAATAGCGTTGCAGGACAAGGGCTTACGGCTCCATGAACCGGAAAGCCCGCCGAAGAACCTCAGTCTAGACCCCACAGTCCCTTATGGATTCCCTTATAGGTTCCCCTATAGGGGCACCAGGGACAGCACCCCAACACAGACACCCACACCATGGCTACCTCCCCCACTATCTCCAAGGGCTCCACCACGGGGGCCGCATCGTCGGCCACGGCTAAGGTGGCCCTCGCCACTGACCTGAACCTGGACCCCGCAAAGGGGACTGTCTTCAGCGACAGCAACAGCACCATCCCCGCCTCGGGCACCTACCTCGGCCCCACCAGGGCCTACACGGCCACCAAGCGGGTAGCCGTCCGGGCCCTGGCGGCCTCCCCGGGTGTTTGGTACTTCCAGGAGTCCACAGACGGCGGCAGCACCTTTGCCGACTTCCTCCTGGAGTCCTGCCCCGCCGATGATGACACCTGCTCTGTGGTCACCCCCGCAGGCTCCGTCACCCACTACCGCTTGAAGTTCGTCAACGGCCCGGTGGGCTGCAAGCGCATTGGCACGGTAACCCAGATGATTACCTGAAGGCCCTACAGGGCTCCTAGAAGGCCCACAGCACCGTACCCCTAGGGGCGCCTGCTGGATGCCCTCCAAGGGCCTTGTGGGTGCCTTCCCGGGCCTTCGGGATATCTGGCAGAAAACTGTCAGAGGGTATCGGATGAACCAAGACCGCCAATTCCCCCCGTGCCCCCCCTCGCTTTCTGCACCGCGAGCATCCATCGGACACCACCAGCCATCAGTAGGCCGCCTACCCGGGCACCAGCAGGCGGCAGGCAGGGCACCGCATGGGCACCATCGGGGCACTGGCGCCGCTAAGCTGTTGATTCATAAGGGATACCATCGGATCATCAATCCGGCGGGCACCCAGCAGCACCAGTCAGACCAGCATCAACACGCCCCGGGGGTGTCCTACGGGGCATCGCTCGGGGCTTTTTTGCGCCGAGTGTGCGTTTATGCAGGGATGCCCGGCGGGTGCCTGGGTGAGTGTGCATATTTGCAGTGTTCATTAGTCGGCACCTGTTTTGCCCCCACAAGGCACCCACCAGGGGCAACCACAAGGGCCCGGCAAGGCCCCTAGCAGGCCCTGCAGC